TTGAGCCTTTGCGGTTCGTCGTGGTCACGTGCTTGCGGCAGTTCAAACCACTGGCTGTTCTTAAGGTAGATTATCGCCTGCGTGAACGTGTCAACATAGTCATCATGCTCTGCAACTGGGAATTTGGCAAGCTGTTTCAAGAATGCCGCAGCCCAGCTGACCGGCTGTCCGGGGTTCTTGGCTGACTCAGGCACCCAGATCAACCCCAGTTCCAACGTCGGCGCGGCTTGGTGCGCACGGCTGACTTTGTCCGCCAGTCCAGGATTGTAGGGGATGGCTGGAACCTTCGCCAACCGCAGGTCTTGGAGCAACGACTGGCCAGACGCCTTGGCTTCAACAAGCACGCGGTCTGGTCTGCGAGCGCGGCGCACGCCGTCCTTGATGGATGTGCCGCCGTACTCTGTTCCCCAGTCCTTGATGGCGCGGGTGCGCAACTCAGGGTACGACAGGTGCTCGTCCCATGCGTCGATCAGCATCGCGTTGCGTTTGCCTTCGTGCGTGAACATTGCCCAGACGCTGCATGCGGTCGGGTCGCCGGTCGTCTTCTCGGTGAACGCGCAATCGTAGGACTGCAGAATGTACTCGAACTGCGGCAACGCTTTGTCGTGTGGCCACATCTGGATGTGTGCGGTCTTCAAGATGCCGCCTTCAGACGGCGTCGGGTCTTGCTGCAGCTGGCCTGCCGTTCCATACGTGCCGAGCAGCTGTTTCAGTTCGGTGATCTCTTTCTCGCCGAAGCGTTCAGGGCAGATCAAGTCACCCTTCTTCTTGCGCGGATCATAAGCACCAAGCGATGTCTTGCGCTTCACGCCGTCCCACTCAGCGGGGATCATCAAGTGTTCCCAGCCGCCAATGTCCTCAAGGATGTGGCCTGAGATGTCGCGCTCGTGCAGACGCTGCATGATTGTCACCATGGCGTCTTTCTTCGGGTCGTTCAGACGGGTCGACCAAACAACATCGAACCACTCCAACGCACTCTCACGGATCACGTCCGATTGAGCCTCTTGCGCAGAGTGTGGATCGTCCAGGATCAGGCGCGATCCGCCTTCACCCGTCGCCGTGCCGCCAACGGATGTCGCAAGCCGGTAGCCGGTCTTGTCGTTCTCGAATCGCTGCTTGGCGTTCTGGTCTCCAGCAAGCCTGAACATGTGTCCCCATCGCTCCTGATACCAAGGGGATTGCACCAAGCGTCGAGCCTTGAGGTTATCACGTATGCTCAGGTTGCCAGAGTAGGATGCGCACAGGTACTTGTGTGCTGGATCTGTCAGCCACTCCCACATCGGCCAAATGACCGAAACGATCGTGGACTTTGAATGGCGCGGCGGGATGTTGATGAGCAGCTTGCGGATCTCGCCAGCGGTGATCGCTTCAAGGTGCTCGCAGATTGTTTCAATGTGCCATGACTCGACGAACTTCACTCCTGGTTCGACTGTTGGCCAACATTGACGCACGAACTCGTACAGTGAGCCTGAAGCTGCGCGGCGGCTTTCTTCCACCTCGATCATCTTCAACAGCAATGCAGGCTCAACAACAGAGTTCATTGCAGCGGGATCCTACCGTCTTTGTAAAAATCACGACCGTCCATCGCGTTGTGAAACCAAAGGAAGTGCAAACCGTGTTCAACACAAGCGAAACCCACTCGTTGAGGTTTGCACCAACATGAACCGCAGATCTCGTGCTCACGCAGATCCTCGTCCGGGACGCGATGCATCTCGTCGGGGTATCCTGTGTCGCCGAAAAATGCAACGTGTTTCATTTTGGCTTCTTCACGAATCTGCCGCGTTCATCGCGATCTGTCAACTCCGACAATTTGTCGGCGAGGACTTGATTGTCTTGCAAAGATTGATTCAAGGCAATCTTCAAACGCTTGATCCTCCCCCATGGCCAGAGGATTTCGATGAGTTTGAACTTCGTTTCATTTTCGAACAATTTGTTAGTCCTTCCCACCAGATATCTTCGCCATCAGGGTTTTCATTTCTGCAAGTTCTTTGTCGCTGAGGTTCTTCAGGTCGACCGCCGCCAGCGCGATTGGTCCACCGTCGACACCCGTGTGTTCGTTGGTGATCTTGTCGCCGTATTGTTTCGGCTTGAGTTTGCTGAGCACCCACTTGCGTGAGTCAACGCGCAGACGTTGATGTTGCACGGCGGCAGAGTCATAACGAGCGACGCCGTTTTGATCGACCACTTGCGCGGGATCGTCGTCGGCAACAGTGACCACTTCCTCAGCCCAATGTTCCAGCAGCGCCTCGCGCGCGAGCGCGTACTGGCCGGCAATGGCCGTGTCAGCGGCGATCCAGCCCTGCACGGTAGCTTTCGGAACGCCAGTTTCTTTGCACGACTTTCCAAGCGGCATGCCTGTCTCCATCAGCCTGAAGACTTTGTCTGCAATTTTGCGCTTGTCTGCGTCCGTGTATTTGGTCGCCATCTGGCACGCTCCGTCGAATGTTTGATTGAATTATGTGCTCAATGCACGACAAAGGCAAGGGAAAGTCCTCAGCCCGATGAACGTGGTAAATATCGTCCGGATATTTAATCGTTTATTATTCTGATTTTCCCTATATTCTCCTCGTTATATAATTAAATATCTTTGGGAGTATTACCACGTTTGACGGGCTACGCACTCTCCCACCACCGGCGTGCAATCGTCGATTTCCCCTCGTCGAACAACGACTTACGCCATTCCATCGCCGAAAATCCATCTTCTGTTTCAGCCCGTTAAAACCAACATCGTCGAACTTAACTCCACGAAATTTTCTCTCCAAAAATATCTGTTCTAACACTTTTAAGCGTGTTTGTCGGGCCACTTTCCAGCCTTCCGTTTCAGATATTTTATCTCATCTCGCAGCTGTTCGATGCGTCTTTCGAGCATGGCCAAAGTTGCTTCGAGTTGAGCGATTCGCTCTTCATCGGTCATCATTCACTCCAGGCATCGGCATCCAATGTGTCACGTTCGTGATCGGCTTGCCGTGATCAGCAACCCAATGTTGGCGCTTAGGGTTCCACCATGCGCCGGTGACGCCCCAACGTGTGACCCACTCCAGCGTTTCAGCGTCAAGGTCTTTGTAATCGTACGAGACGAGGACGCGCTCGGTTGGGCGGCGGTCGCCCTTGTTGATCTTGATCCAAGGTGTCAGCGGCGTGCCCATCCCTCACCACTCCAATTCGACGGCCAGCGCGTCGCGTTCGAGGACAGGCGCGTCCACTTTCCGGTAGACCGTCAGGCTCTTGCCGAACGCTTTCCACCGCTTGTCGGAGGAGTTTTCGTTGGGCAGGATTGTGTAGCCGAGCCGCTCCATCGACGGCGTTATGTTGCGTCGCAGCGCGTAGTAGTTGTCGTGATGTTGCGCGGCAACTTCGAGCAGGAAGTCGCCTTGCGCGTAGTTTGGGCCGTTCAGTTCCTCCAACGCAATCCGGAACGCATCGTCGATTCGAGCGTTCCAAGCGGCAGTGTCGGCGGCAATTTGCGCCTTGGTGCGGCGTTTGCGTTTGTCGCGATTGTTCGGGTCGAACGGATCGAACATCTTAGAACGGTTCATTGGCCAACTCCTGTGTTGGGTCGTAATCGTTGGGTGTGCCTGCTTTCACGTAGACGGTGACAACCTTGTTGCCGATCTTCCACCGACCGTCTTTCCTGTCCGAGCGATGGAGTGTGTATCCGGAGCGGGTCATGGAGTTGGCGAGTTTGCGCTTGATGTCGCCTTCCTTTTCGCCTTCGGCAACCGCCTTGGTGAGCAGCCAATCCGACCGAACAGCCACGGGGTAGTTCATGTCTTCGAGGATGTCGTCGAGCCATTGGTCGCCCGTCATGCCGGAAGCCACGACCGTTTTGTGCGCGTCGGTTTTGCGTTGGCCGTTGCTTGCGTTGAACTTGGAGATGTCGTGCTCGTGGAGGTACGCGGCCACGTGGCTCGCACCGCCTTCGAAGAACCACTCCCACAGGTCGCTGAAGTACTGGCGGCGGACGTCTTCCTTGCGCAGTCCCATCTCGTCCATGGTGGCGCAGTCGATCACGTCGTAGCGGCGGTCGTCCTCGGGGATGTAGATGCCGTTGGCGAGGTGGTTGGTGGTGATGATCACGCCGCAGTACATGCGCACCGAGAACTTCTGGCCATACTTGGGGTTGATCTGGCAGGTGTCGGGTGAACCGGCGATGAGCACCTTGGTGCGTTCGTTGAACGCCCACTTGGACATCTCGTGCAGATTGGCGGCTTCCGAGATGCGCACGAGCGTTGCGGCAGCGTACTCGTTGAAGGATTGTTCGAAGGCTCCAGGATCGATGTTCGAGACGTTCCATGCGCCGATCGCAGGGCAGCAAAACTCGATGGCGGTGTCCTTGCCGACGCCTTGTCCACCGGCAATCAGCAGCGCGAATCGCGGCTTCTCCCATGGCTTTTGGACGCGGTGAGCCATGTAGTTCAGGAACTGCTCGGCGTCGCCTGCCTTGTTGAAGATGCGGTGCACGTGGTCTAGGAACGGTTGCGCCATCTTGGGCACGCCCAGTTCGATCGTCGGGCGGCGGTACGCATTGAACAACGCCGCACCCGCGCTCACCACCACCTCTCCGTCGCGGCAATCGTAGCCTTTCACGTAGTCGTCTTCGATCGAGGGGTCGGACGTCATGGAGGTGACCAGCGCGTTCTTGCGCAGCCAATCTGACGCCTTCATCAACTTGCCATTCTCGTTCACCGGCGAAACGGCTGAGTCCACCGCAGCAGCAATCCAGAAACTGTTGGTCGGGCGGTAGATGTAGTTGTTGCCTGGACCGTAGTAGATGAAGTTGCCGAGCGGCACCTCACCGCTCTTGGGAGCCCAACCGTTGTCGAGCGCGGCTTTCACGATGGTGCCGACGGTGAGTTGCTTTTCGGCGTTCTGCTGGCTCAACTCATAGAACGCCTCGTGCATGATCTCGTTATGGTTGCGACCTTTCTTGCCGCTGAACTTTGCAGACCACTCTTGGTAAACCGTCCAAGCCTCGTCCACGCGGTCAAACTCTCTGCCGAGAATGATTCCCACCGACCGCCACAAGTCCCTGTCGTCTGCGGGAACGCTTTCCAGCATCGTCGCCACTTGTTCGATGGTGTACTTGCCGCGATACATGTCGTCCTTCTTCGGACGGCCACGAGTTTCTTTGCGGCGCGAGAGATGCGCAGGCAAAACCGCCAACGCGGTTCCCCAATTGAGCCACTTGTAAGTCCCGCCCGACCGGTGGCGCGAAGGCGCAGCGACAATGTAGCCGCCGTCGTTGCGGCTGTCCACGCCTTTGCCGAGCACGTTGCTGGCGGTCTTGAGCGCGGAGTTGTATTGAAAGATCACGTGCATCCCGCCGGAACCAGTCTCGGCGATGAGCGTGTCGGGTTCGCCGTGGTCTGCAATCGCGTCAGCCCAAGACTCTGCGCCGAACTTTCCTTCACCCACGTCGATGTCGAGCACCGTGATGCCGGAGATTTCTCCGGTGACGACGCCGATGTTGGAGCGCGGCGCACTCGCGCCGAACCAGTCGTCTATTTGCTTCAGGTCGCGCGACGCTTCCTTCAAGCCGCGTGCAACTCTTGGGTGCTTGCCAGCGTCTGAGCAAGCCGCGTTCCCACAAGTGCACACACCATCGTCAGCGATCGAATGCAGCGGGAAGACCATCCAACCGCGCTTGGCGTAATCGACCGCAGCTGTGTGCGTTTCGTTCATTCATGAACTCCTCTCTGATGAAAAAGGCGCACGACTGTTGTTGGACAGCCGCACGCCTTTCGGTTGATTGCGGTGCGGCTTAGAAGCGGTCGTCGCCGCTTTCTTCGTGCACCGCGTCAGAGACGGGTTCGGATACTTTCACTTCGCCTGCAGCGACCTGCTTGCTGAACTCACGAGCCTTGAGGTAGAGGTCTTGATCAGCCACCGGCTCAACAACCTCGATGTTGATGCCCCACCAAGAGCCTTTCGAGTTTTCCTCCTTCACGCCGCTGAGTTTGTACACGTGGCTGAACGAGGGAGGGGTGAACGGCTTGCCTTGCGGGTTGCGCATCTCGATGCCTTGAATGAGGCTCATCCAACGCTTCGACTTCTTGATCTGCGTGGAACTGAGCGACAGCAACGCTGGTTGCCACACGCCGCTCGTCGAGCGCACGAGGACAAAGTGATTGCGCGTGTCCTTCAACTCGTCGCCGTCGATCCGCATACGCCCATCGTCACCGCGTTCCACGTTGAGCAGCTTGCCGGTTTCGACATCGATCGGGCTGAAGTCGCCCTTGTAGCCGCCGCCAGCGTCGCGCGGAGCCCAACGCAAATAACGCCGCTGGTACGCGCACGGCACGACCAACGCCTCCTTGAACACCTCGTTGGTGATGGTGTTGATGAAGAGTCCGGGCTTGGCGTTGTCCACCGTTTCCAGTTGCGGCGAAAGACCTTGCAGCATCGCGATGAACGGTATTGCGAATGAGTCTTTGTCCGCGCCTTCCAGCCCCATGCCAGCGTCGGCGGCCATGTCCGCCATCATTGCCATTGGGAGGTTCTTGTCGTCTTTCACTGCGACATCGGTTTTGGGTTTTGTAGCCATGATGATTCTCCTTGAGAGTTGGGTTACTTGATCTTTGCGGTCCAGACAGGACGCGCACCAAACAGTTCCAGCGGCACGTTGTTGCCGGAGGAAATTTGTTCCTTGAGGAACGCCTTCAACGTCTGAGGGTGAACGCTCTCGTCGAACTTGGCGCTGAGACCGCGACCAACAAGGTCACGGAACAACGTGAGAGCGGCGTCGCGTTCGCCCTTGCCGTACTGGGTGGTGACGCCGACCTTGATCAAGCCGCCGAACCCATTCGCCTCCAGCCAACGGTGAGCGTCGTCTTTGCTCGCAGCTGGGATGGAAGCGTACACCTCTTGGGAGATGGTGATCTTCTGACCGGTGCTGAGTTCAAGTTTCTCGATGCCCAGTTCCTGCATTGCCGAGGGGATTGTTTCTTCGCGCAAGATGCGCGCAACCTCCTTGGTGTGCTTCAGCGCGGCTTCAGCCTCTTCAACAGCCGAGTCCGCATCCACCAAGGCGCGAGCCAAGGCGGTCATTTCGTCTAGTGTGATAGACATCCTACTTTCTCCTTTCTCAGTTAAACACTCACGTGTGACGGTATGTACCGCCCCACATTCTTGTCCCACTTCAACACTTGAAACCGCCCGTGCAACTTGCCGAGCAGTGCACAAGCAACAGCGATGACAGCGGGGTCGCCCATGGCCACGATGCTGTCGCCAGCTTCGTAGTCGTAGTGCTCTAGTTTCTCACGCAGCTGCTTCACCAAGTCCGACGTCGCGAAGAACGACGACCGAGGAGGCATGAGGATCACGGGTTCACCGTGTTCAGCTGCAGGAGCAATGTTGACCGTAGGGACGAACGTGTTCGTCTCAGGGTCGCGCCGGTTCGGCACTTGTGTTATGTAAACTTTCGGCATTCTTCAGTTCTCCAGTTTGGTGTTGCGAGTATGCCGTGGTCTTCAAACTTTCGCAACGGTTATTTTCGGCTCTGATATTATCGGTCGTCTTCGCCAAGAAGGCAAACTATTTCTTGCGATGCAAAAATAAGTTGCCATCGTTGCAGGACTGCGTCATAATACCGTGACTGAACTCAGAACGGAGAACATAACATGAAGATCTATGGTGCTGGCATCGCGGGTTTGCTCGCTGGATGCATGTTTCAACAGGCGCGTCTCTTCGAAGCGTCGCCAGAGAACACCGGTCAGCACAAGGCTGTTCTGCGGTTCAGGAGTTCTGCGGTTGGGGACGCGGTCGGCGTCGACTTCCGCAAGGTGAAAGTGCACAAAGGGTTGTGGCTGGACGGCAAGAGTGTCGCGCCGAGCATCCAACTCGCCAACTGGTACTCGCGCAAAGTGATCGGGCGGTTGGCTGACCGCAGCATCTGGAACCTCGACACGTCCGAGCGGTTCATCGCACCGGAAGACTTCATCAGCCTCCTGATCGAGCGGTGCGCCGGTCGCATCACTTGGAACCACGCCTTGACGCGTGAGGAGGTGTTGACCGAAAAAGAACCGGCCATCAGCACGCTCCCGATGAACGTGATGGTCAAGTTCATGGCCAACGAACTGAGCCGCGAGTTCATTGAATCAGCACCCACCTTCAGCCACGAGGCGATCACGGTGCGGCGGTGGCGCGTGCCGAACGCTGATGTGTTTCAGACGGTGTACTTCCCAGGACTGGAAACCAGTTTGTACCGCGCCAGCATCACTGGCGACCTGCTCATCGCGGAGTACGTGGACGCCTCTGACGACTACCCGCTGTTCGAAGCGTTCGGGTTGAGCGAGCGCGACTGCGTGCCTATAGAGAAGGTGTCACAACGCTACGGCAAGATCGCCAAGATCAACGACTCCTGGCGCAAGCAGTTC